ATGGTTTCCCGGTGACACCAGATTTTTCCCTAAGCCACCATTGAAAGATTGGGATAGGCTGGAGTTTTGGAAAACTATGTTCAGGGTTCGGAAGGATGGTAAATGGTTTGGTGATGGGTATAGACTATACACATTGGATGAAATCGGTAGGTTAATAATGGAGGTGTGAAAAAATGACCGAACCAGACAACGATAACCGAGCATTGATAACCTGTAGATTCTGCGGCAGGAAGCTTTTTGTATGCAAAGACGACTCTGCATATCAGTGCTATTACGACGACTGTGGAATGGAAGGCAAAACTCCATGGTCAGATAATGATTTTGACGATCTGGTTGATATTTTTGAATAGGAGGATTCAATGGCACCACCAAGAAAATACCCCTGTACCAAAACATTCATCTGCGGAAATCAAAAATGCGGCAAGGAAATCGTGGTGCTTGTCCCATATCCGCAAGATTCGCGCAAGGCCAGGTATTGCAACGATGATTGCCGCCGGGCACATTGGGCAGAATCGCACGGGAAAAATCTCAGGCCGAAAAAGCAGAAAAAGCATGTCGGCAGTCTATGGGGCAACAAACCCATGACCGAGGAAAGAATGGACCTCGGTACGCGGTTTTCTATCCCGAAAAAGGACACGAAAAAATACCGGAAAAAGGTTAAGGATAAATCGAGAATTACCGAGCGTGACGTTGAATACTGGCGGGCTTATCGGGTTTACAAGTTGGGCGTATCTGCATCGGTTGAGGTTTGATATGGATTATAATGATTTTATCGCTAACAAAACGCAATTAGGAGGAGGTTTCGGGTTTGAACCTCTTTTTATGCCTGATTTCCTCTTTGGTTTTCAAGAGTTTCTATCTGGATGGATGATTCACCAGGGTCGTGGTGCAATATTGGCCGATTGCGGCACAGGTAAAACACCTATGGAGTTAGTTTTTGCTGAAAATGTAGTCAGACACACAAACAAACCAGTCCTTATTCTGACTCCTGTTGCTGTTTCTTCCCAGATGGAAAAAGAAGCTGAAAAATTCGGTATTGATGCAAAAAAGTCTCGAGATGGTAAACCGTGTAAAAATATTACCATTACAAATTATGAGCAGTTGCACAAATTCAACCACAACGATTTTTCCGGTGTGATATGCGATGAAAGCGCGATCCTCAAAAACTTCAAAGGGAAAATCAAGAACGATATCACAGTTTTTACTCGCCACATCCCTTATAGAATGCTGGCAACTGCGACCGCTGCGCCGAATGATTTTCACGAACTCGGTACATCAAGCGAAGCACTTGGGTTTCTAGGCTATATGGATATGCTTAATAAATTTTTCAAGAACGATTTAAACAATAGCGCAACCGGAAGAATGGGAGGACAGACGATCAAATGGCGGCTGAAAGGCCACGCTGAATTGCCATTTTGGAGGTGGGTGTGTTCGTGGTCAAGAGCTATGCGGAGGCCGTCTGATTTGGGGTTTTCTGATGAAGGATTTATCCTTCCATCCTTAACCGAAACTGAGCATGTTGTTAAAACCGGATATCGCAAACCAGGAATGTTATTTGCGGTACCTGCGTGGGGGTTTAAAGAGCAAAGAGAAGAGCGAAGAAAAACTATAAAAGAGCGCTGTGAGTTTGCCGCAGAGTTAGTGAACAATACCGGGCATCCTGCCGTAGTTTGGTGTCATATGAACGACGAGGGAGACCTCCTTGAAAAGCTCATACCTGATTCAATACAGGTTAGCGGAAGAGATAGCGACGAAAGGAAAGAAGAAAAACTCATGTCGTTTGCTGGCGGTGAATCAAGGGTCATGGTTACCAAGGCAATTATAGGGGCGTGGGGGTTAAATTTTCAGCACTGTAATCATTCTGTTTCTTTCCCTTCGCACTCGTTTGAACAGTATTATCAGAGCATACGGAGGTTCTGGAGATTTGGCCAAAAAAGGCCAGTACAATCTGATATTGTAACAACCGAAGGAGAAATACGGGTATTGCAAAATCTGCAGCGTAAACAGGTACAGGCCGACCAGATGTTTGCAATGATGATCGAGTGCATGAATAACGTGTTTAAAATCGACAAAAACAATATCTATACAAAAAAAATGGAGGTACCGTCGTGGGTATAGCTGAACAGGTTATTTCAGATAGTTATGCAATATACAATTCTGACTGCATAGCTGGAATGCGCGAATTGCCGGACAATTCAATTCATGCCTCAATATATTCTCCTCCTTTTCAGGGGTTGTATCAATACAGCTCTCATGAGCTTGATATTTCAAACTGCGACAGCAGAGAACAGTTTTTTGAACATTACGCTTTTGTTGTTGAAGAACTTACCAGAATAACCATGCCTGGCCGGTTGTCTGCGGTTCATTGTATGGATATGCCAAGTAGCAACAGCGGAAGAGATGGGCTTACCGATTTCCCAGGAGACATAATTAGACTGCATGAAAAATATGGATGGGAAATGGCCGCACGACATGGGATATGGAAAGAGCCACTGGCTGTTCGGTTGCGAACCATGCAGAAAAACCTTGCTCATCAAACACTGACTATCGACTCAACTCTGTGCGGTGTTGCTTCAATGGACCAATTGCTTGTTTTTCGCAATAAAGGGGAAAACCCTATCCCGGTAACCCATCCGACAGGAATGGATAGATATGTTGGCGAAAGGTCTATCCCTTTGGATATTCTGAAATATAAAAACTGGACCGGCAAACAGACTGAGAACCGATATAGTCATTGGATTTGGCGTCAATACGCTTCTTCGTTTTGGGACGATATAAGAATTGCCAATGTGCTGCCTTATAAAGAGGCTAGGGATAGCGAGGACGAGAAGCATGTCCACCCTTTGCAATTGGATGTCATAGAGAGATTTGTTCTTATGCGTACCAATCCTGGCGAGGTTGTTTTAACTCCATTCCTTGGAGTTGGGTCAGAAGCTTACGGTGCCGTAATAAACGGGAGAAAGGCTATCGGATTTGAGCTTAAACCATCATATTTCCGCCAGGCTGTAAAAAATATGGCCGAAGCAAGTGCAGGTCCAAAAAATATTCAATTGGATTTATTCGGAGGTATCTGCGATGTTTGAGGACATAGAGCAAGAGGTAATAACCTGGCACCGGAAGACCTTTAAAAATGCAACAATGGAGGCAATGGTTGACAAATTTGCAGAGGAACTTGAAGAGTTAGAGGATGCATTCATGGACGAACCTAAGCACGTCTTTATCGACAATTCAGCGGAAGAATTCGTCGATATGTGCATCGTTTTCATGGCAGCTCGGGCGAAGTTACGCGCACCATCTCTTGCATCGTTGATCAGGGATAAACTCGAAATAAACAAGGATCGGGTATGGGGAAAGGAAACCGAGACGGGTGACCGACCGAGGGATAAAAAAGAATCAAATAAATGAGGGCATAAAATGACAAATCTAGCAGATGCACTATTGAATGAACAGACAAGAGTACGCGAATTGATAACCATGTACCGTGACCCGATACTGAAAGGATCAGGGGAAATTGCTGCCAGAATGATGGAGGAGTCGTTGCAATCGGCAGACAGGGCAGTAATGAGTGGTGATGTTTTGTCAATGATCCATTGTTTAGAGGATCTAAAAGGGTTTGAATGTTAATCAATGGATAAACCATGAAAGAAATGCATTGCTACATCTGCGGTATCCTGGTGGCAGTAATAAAGCCGGGTTCACGAATAAGGGCTGATACGATAGCGATATGTGGCGAGTGCAATGCTGCCATCAAAAGGTCTGAATGGGCAACCGAGTCGGCCAGTTGCGAGGTGGTTGATCAGCTATTTTCAATGATGAATTTGAAAAAATAATGTGCTATAATAATTACGTCAGATCCCGGATGGCTACCGGGTAAAACATCTGAAAGGGTGAGAAATGAGTAAGCAAATCACAAAAAGATACTTAAAGGCTGGATCGAACCCAAGCCACCAAAGGATAGAGCGTTTCACCCGCGCTTTTATATACCTTTGGGGGTTCGATCCAGCCTTTTTCTATTTCATGGTGATGGTATGAAAATACAGAGTAAAACTTACCTTCGAAAATCGAAAAAAGGAAAGCCATGGGTTGAACGGTTGCAGTCATATACGAGCGAGAAAAATGCAATGGTTACATCTGGTGTAAGAATAACTGACGAGGTTTTGCAACACCTTGTCAAAAAGCACCGGATTTAGATATGGAAAAGGACGCTTTCTATTTTCCCCACTTTTGTAACGCAAGAAATGACCGCAAGGTAAAAAGACTCAGGAAGGAACTCGGAATTGAAGGATATGGCATATTTTTTATGATCCTTGAAATATTACGAGAGCAAACCGACTACAGATATCCAATTGATGATATTGACCTGCTGGCCGATGAGTTCAACACGAGTGAGCAGAAGGTTAGGGCTGTAGTTTCAAACTACGATCTTTTTAAGGTTGATACAAAAAATAAACTGTTTTCCGCAAAGATGATCGTTTTTTTGCAACCGATGTTGAAAAATAGAGAGAAAGCAAAGGTTGCAGCAACGATAAGATGGGAAAAGTACAAAAGCCAACTAATTCAAGATGATATATTGAATGCTCAAGCATTGCTAACGCATAGCTCAAGCAATGCTCAAGCTATGCCCAAGCTATGCACGGATAGTAAAGTAAGGAAAGGAA